AATATAGTCATACACACCAACAAATCTAATCCAAATTATGTGGTCAATTTTAAGGATATATTTCCAGTAGCCTTAGGTGCTATTAATTTTGACACTAACGCAACCTCCCTAGAGCCCATAGTTGTCAACGCTATATTCAGATATACGGGCGCATTTACTATCGAAAAAATCACTTAATATTCTTCCTTGTATTATCCTCAGTTATTTGTTATAATTATTATATGAATATGAATGAGCTGAAAGAGATGTGTCTTAAAGACACTAAAATTGACGGTGTTGATCTAGATGGATATTCTATTTCCATTCCAGAAATAGCTAACAAATATCACCAATTAAGACATGATGAGAAAAATTTATTGCGCTTTCTTCAAAGTCAATTTAAAGTTTTAAAACTTCAGAAGTGGAAATACTATTCAGGAAAGGCTGATCCTTCTGAATATGAAGCAAAACCATTTGATCTGAAAGTATTAAAAAATGATATGGATTTGTTTTTAGATAGTGATGAGGATCTTCTATTAGCTAAAAATAAAATAGATGAGCAAGAAGAAAAGATTAAGTTGATTGAGGACACAACTAGACTTATTCAGAACGCTTCTTTTAATATTAATAACGCTATCAAGTGGAAAAAATTTATGAGCGGGGATTTGACGTGATCGCAGTTGGTAAATTAAATGAAACTTTTTTACAATTGTCATGTGATAAACATGTTGCATATGAATTAAATGAATATTTTTCTTTTTTAGTTCCTAATGCACAATTCCATCCAAAGGTCAAAGCTAGAATGTGGGATGGGAAGATACGTTTATTTAATATACAAACAGGACAATTATATTTTGGTCTGCTTCCCTATCTTAAAGAATGGGCAGAAAAACATTCGTACAAAATACAGACAGATATTGTTGAGGCGAGACATTTAAAAGAAGGTGATATAAATAAGATTAAAGAATTTTTTGATTCGTTAAATTTACATTGTAAGGGTGAACCAATTACACCGAGAGATTATCAGATAGCATCTTTTTTACATTGTGTTAAATCGGATCGTACATTATTATTATCTCCAACATCATCTGGAAAAAGTTTAGTTATATACTCATTAATAAGATGGTATCAAAAATTTTTAGATGATGATAAGATGTTAATAGTTGTTCCTACTACTAATCTTGTTTCACAAATGTTCGGTGATTTTAAGGAGTATTCACAACAAGATAAAGATTGGAATGTTTATGATGAATGTCATAAAATATATTCTGGTAGAGAAAAGGATTCAAATCAACAGATATATATAAGTACATGGCAGAGCCTTTATAGGTTACCAAAAAAGTATTTTGAACAATTTTCCGTGATTGTAGGTGATGAAGCACATTTAGCTACAGCAACCTCATTAAAGAATATATTAGAAAGATCAACTGCTTGTAGGTATCGTTTTGGTACCACAGGAACATTAACAGATTCTAAGACACATAAATTAGTTCTTGAGGGATTATTTGGAAAAACATACACGGCTATTACATCGAAGGAATTGATGGATGATGAACATATTTCCAAATTGAATATACAATGTTTGCAATTGGAGTATCCTGAAGAAGAACGTAAGTTTATGAAGAGTGCATCATATGCTGAGGAGATAGCTTATATTGTAGCACATAAAAGACGAAATAATTTTTTATGTAATTTAGCTTTAGATCAAAAAGGTAATACATTAATACTTTTTAATTTTATTGAACTGCACGGAAAAGTATTATTAAAGTTATTAAAGGAGAAGGATCCGAAAAGAAAAGTATATTTTATTGCCGGTGAAACTGATGTTGAACAAAGAGAGGCAATTAGGAAAGCAACAGAAGAAGAAAAGAACGCAATCATTGTTGCAAGTTCTGGTGTCTTATCAACAGGTGTCAATATTAGGAATTTACAAAGTTTAATATTTGCACATCCATTTAAAGCTAAAGTAAGAAATTTACAATCTATTGGTAGGGTGTTGAGGTTGGATGATAAAAATAATAAAGCTGTATTATATGATATTATTGATGATCTACATTGGAAGAAGCGTGATAATTATGGTCTCAAGCATTGGAAGGAACGATTGAATATTTATTTAAAAGAAAAGTTCGATTACGAATATAATTTAATACCATTATAAGGACACATTAAAAATGGGCAAAACGTATCGCAAAGCACGATCAGAAAGACCGAATAAGATAAAACGTAGATGGAAAGAGTTCAGAGTGAAACGTAAAATTATAAAGGAGCAGGAGGAATATGAACAGACCTCGGAAATGTCCGAAATGTCAAACGAGAACTTGTATACAAGTAAGTGAAGGTTTTGGTGGCACGGATTGGTTTGTAGATTACCAATGTACTAAATGTAAATATTTTGAAGCAGTTAAATGCAATAAATGTACACCTGACCCACTATGGGTGACGGAATATTCTGTTGCTTCGACAATTCATACACCAATAGGAATTGAGTTATGAAAATTAAAATTTACAGGGAAACTGATAATCCATTACCAGAGTATCAAAACAAGGGTGATGCTGGTATGGATATTCGTTCAAATGAAGATGTGTCAATTCGTGGTTTTCATTGGGAAACAATTGGAACGGGTCTTTACATTATTATACCATTTGGATATGAGGGACAGATGAGATCGAGGTCTGGATTAGCTGCAAAGCATGGAGTACACGTTTTAAATTCACCGGGCACAATTGATTCTGGTTATCGTGATGAACTTAAAGTTATATTGATGAATCATAATCATTGGGCATATGAAGTAAAGAAGGGTGATCGAATTGCACAGTTGGTTATTAGTCCCATGACTCAAGCAAAACTTGAAGAAGTGTATGAGTTAGATAAAGATGATGATCGAGGAGGAGGTCTTGGTTCAACGGGAGATAAATAATGTTTTTTATTGAAGATAATAATTTTTTAACAGATGAACATAAACAATTTATAGAAGCGGTTCAAAGGGCAGATGGAATCCCATATTTTTATCAGCAGAGTTTTGAACCTATGTTTTATAAACCCTTTACACATACACTATTATGTCATGTATTAATATATAGACCAGAGCAACAAGCGGAAGCACGTACGAAAAACTATTATAATTCTGACTATGCTAAAATTTTTGAAGATATGTTATTTACTTTTTGTAATAAGAATCAAATAATATGTAATGAAGTTATTAGAGGAGCAATAAATTTAACTTATAATAATGGTCAAGAGAAATGCTTTCCCCATGTAGATCATCCAGAGTATCATAAACAATTAATGATTTATTTAAATGATCCTCTAGATAAGGAAAGTCATACAGTAATTATGGATAAGGATACACCACTTGGCAAATATGGTAGTGATGGTATTTTATTTCCAGATGAGGAGAAACATCAATTGAAAAGAATAGTTCCAGAAAAATATAAAGGGGTTTGTTTTGAGAACCTTCCCCACTATCAACATTATCCTAAATTTGGTGATCGCATTGTATGCGTTTTTACTTTTAAATAATCGAAAATGTCTAATCCAAAACACTACGTTGATAACGAAAAGTTCTTTAAAGAAATGAAAAAATGGAAACAGGCTGTTATTGATGCTAGAGAGGTTGATGAACCAGATCCCCCTAGTACAGAATATATGGGTGAATGTTTTTTAAAGATATCTGAAAATTTAGCTTGGCGTCCCAACTTTATTAACTATACTTTTCGAGATGACCTAGTGAGTGATGGTATAGAGAATTGTTTACTCTATGCACATAATTTTTCTCCTGAGAAATCTAAAAATCCTTTTTCTTATTTTACTCAAATCATCCACCATGCTTATGTTAGACGGATTACAAAAGAAAAGAAACAAATGCATTTAAAATATCTTCATGTAGAACGTTCTGGTATAATGGAACAGATTGATGTAAGTATCGAAGATAATAAAAGAGTTACAAGACGGTATGTAGAATATTTAAAAACGCATGAGAAGTATGCTGAGAATCCTCAACCAAAGAAACCAAAAAAAAGATCTAAACTTGAACACTTCATGAAATGAAATTTTTATATCCGTTAGCAAAAAGATTTATTGCTGGACATAATTTTGAGTCTGCTATACCTGTAATCTCTAAGTTGATATGGGATGGTTATGATATAACAATTGATTATCTTGGTGAATTAAGTAAGACTGAAGAAGATTGTCAAAAGGCATGGCAACAGTATGTTGATATTATAGAATATTATGGAACACTTCATATCCCTATTGACATATCAATTAAACCAACTCAATTAGGTTTATTGTTAGATAAAACAGACTGTCATGTTCGTTTGATTGATTTGGTTGCTAAGGCATATGAGCATGGTTTAACTATTCGTTTGGATATGGAGGGTTCGGCCGTAACACAAGACACAATTGATTTATGCTTAAAATTACATAAAGACTATCCCAATATTGGGATTGCTCTTCAGGCAAATCTTTATAGGACAGAACAAGATTTAACTTATATGATGGAAAAGGGTGTGTCGGTTAGATTGGTAAAGGGCGCATATAAAGAAGATATTGATATAGCATATCAGAGAAAAGATTTATTATATGATATATTTTTGAAACAAGCTTTGCGGTTGGTATCAGATAGATGTCGAACTTATTATCATTATAAGAATGATACATCACCGATACCATCTATAGGAACACATGATGAACCGTTAATAGATGATATCCTTGGTTATTTAAATCGATTTAATATAGCTAAAGATGATTTGTTTATTGAAATGTTATACGGGATACGACGCGATTTAAGTTCTTCCTTGAAAAAACAAGGATATTGTGTTAGACTATATGTACCATTCGGTGAAGATTGGTTACCATATACTTTACGGAGATTAAGAGAGTTTAAAAATTTAAAATTTGTTTTTACTAATATTATAAAGGAATTCTTTAGTGGCCACTGATTATTCTATTTTATTTTTTGATGAGTGTGCAAGATGTAGTCAATTTGAACCAGACTATGATCATAAAAATTGTAGTTTTGATATTGAACATATAGATGGTATAGCAACACAAACGTTTGAATGTACTAGATGTCACTTTAAATGGACAAGGAAATATTATCATGAAGATAGCCCTGATAACTGATCAACACTTCGGAGGAAAACAGGATAGTCAATCATTTAGCGATTATCTTGAAAGATTTTACGCCAACCAATTTTTTCCATACTTAGAAGAAAATCATATTCATACAGTAATAGATTTGGGTGATACCTTTGATCGCCGAAAGTATGTAAATTTCCATACACTGCATCAGGTAAGACGATTTTATTTTGATGTTATGAGAGAAAATCATATCCAACTACATTCTATTGTTGGTAATCATTCTACTTATTATCGAAACACAAATGATGTTAATAGTTCTGATTTATTATATGGATATTATGATAATGTGTATACATATGCATCCCCTACTCCAATATCTATTGATGGTACAATTATTGATTTGATTCCTTGGATTAATTCTGGAAATTATGATGAGGTGATGTATTTTATTAAAAATTCGAAAGCACAAGTTATGCTTGGCCATTTAGAGATTGATGGATTTGCTATGTATAAAGGATATGTAGCTAATTCAGGACTTCCTAAAAAGTTATTTAATAGGTATGAGATAGTATGTTCGGGACATTATCACCACAAGTCAAGTAAAGACAATATTCATTATCTTGGTGCTCCATATGAAATTACTTGGAATGATTATGATGATCCTAGAGGGTTTCATGTATTTGATACTGAAACAAGAGAATTAGAATTTATTCGTAATAAGTATCGGTTATTTGAAAAGATTTATTATGATGATAGTGGCAATGTTGATTATAAAAAACTAGATACAAGTTATTATAAAAATAAAATTATAAAATTAATAGTAGAAGAAAAAACTAATTTATCTAATTTTGAAGATTTTGTTGATCGGTTATATAAATCTGATTTAATTGATTTAACTATACTTGAAGATTTATCAGAATATTCTATGAGGTATGCTGAGGAAGATGAAGAAGATTTAGAAGTAGGAAACACTTCTACTTTTCTCAATGAATATGTGGATAGTATGCCGGATGATAATGTTAAGAAAGATGAGCGAACTAAAGTTAAGAAATTATTGCAAGTCATATATGATGAGGCTTTAAATATAGATGATTAAATTAAAGACTGTAAGGTTTAAGAATTTCTTAGCCACTGGTAATAGATTTTTAGAAGTAGAGTTAGATAAAGAACCAATGATGTTAATTGTAGGTAAGAATGGCGCTGGTAAATCTACATTAATTGATGCTATTACTTTTTCTTTGTTTGGTAAACCATTCAAGAAGATTAATAAAGGGCAGTTGTTGAATACTGTCAATGAAAAAGAATTGTTAACAGAAATTGAATTTTCTGTTGGTAAAGCGGAATGGAAAGTTCGCAGAGGTATTAAACCCGCTATATTTGAAATATATCATAATGGAAAAATAATAAACCAAGATGCAAGATCGACTGACTATCAAAAATATTTAGAAGAGGGTATTCTTAAATTAAATTTTAAAACATTTACACAAATTGTAGTATTAGGTTCTGCATCATTTATTCCTTTTATGCAATTAACAGCTAATGATCGCAGAATCATTATTGAGGATATATTGGATATTGGTATATTTTCAGTTATGAAGAATTTACTTAAAGAACGTATAGGTGCACTGAAAGAAGAAATTACAGAATTAGAATATAATATTAAATTATTACAGGAGAAAATTAAATTAGAAGAAAAATATATTGAAGAAATGATAAGTAGTTCTGATAAGAAAAGAGAATCTAATTTAGATAAGATTAAAGAAACAGAAAAAACTATTGCGGGTATACAGTCTGAAATTGAAGGGTATCAAGAGAATGTACTATTTATATCAGCATCAATTGTTGATCAAACTTCTATTTTAAAAAAGAATAAAGATTTAGATAATTACCGTTCACAGATTGATAAGAATTTAAAGAAACTTAATCAGGATAAAAAGTTTTTCGAGGATAATGAAAACTGTCCAACTTGCGAACAGGATATTGATGCAGACTTTAAGAAAAGAAAACTTATTGATGTTGAAGATGATCTAGATGAAATGAATGAGGGTTTAGATAAGCTCGTGTTGGAAGTTGAGAAGGTTGTAACACGCATTTCTGAAATTACAGAATGTAATGGTAAGATACAAGATCAAGAAACATTAATTACAAGAAGGTATAGTGACACACAAGCGCATCAAACATATATTAATAGACTTCGGGAGGAGATGTCTGAATATAATTTACAGGAAATAGATACTAATAAAAAAAGATTAATGGAAAATGAATTGGATGAAAATAAAAAATCCAGATTACGATATGTAGAACAAAGAAGATATTATGACATATTAAATACTATATTAAATGATAAGGGAATTAAGACAAGAGTAATACGAAAGTATCTTCCCGTTATTAATAAGCATGTAAATAATTATCTCAAGGATATGGATTTCTTTGTGAATTTTCAGTTAGATGAGAA